GAGCTGGTAAAAAAGCAAGGCAAACAGCAGTAAAGCGAGCCGTAAAAAGTGGAACAGCTACAAGAAAGCAAGCAAAAGCAGTAACAAAGTCGCTTTCACAGGGCATCGGCCCTATTCGTATCGGCTTCAATGATGATCAAGTTTTAGTTTAAAATAAAAAAATGAATAAGAACTTACTTTACATAGCGGCGGCAGCTTATTTTATATGGCTTTTTTCCAAAAAGAAAATGAACGGTACTGATCAAGGTAGCGTTCAAATGGCAGCTGGAATGGCGAAAAGATTAGTTGCAGACGCAGTAGATAACACGACCTTTATACCAGACGAAACTACTTTTGCGGATCAATACGCAAAAGATAAAAGCCAGTGCAAATGATTTGTAAAAAATATATTACAGAAACAAAAATTTTTAGCGCTAGTTCTCAAACAGACACTAATGCTAATAGTGTAATTTTTGTTAATCAAGGTACTTCAAATGTAACTGTGGACGGTTTTTTACTAACGCCGAACCAGTCCTGGAATATAACAGGAAACGAAAACGAGATTAACGTCAAAGTATATTCATTTAATTTTAGCGGCGCTGGCGTTAACCAATTAACAGTAATACTCAAAAGATACGTTTAATGTTTGTAGATTTTAACATATTAAACCAGCTAGGCAGTCCTGCGATTAATAGCAATACTTTTGCTAATCGTCCAGCGGCGGGCCAAACTGGTAGGTTGTTCGTTTCAATAGAAACTTTTGAGATTTATAGAGATAACGGCACAACGTGGGATCTAATCGGCGGCCCAGGATCTAGTACAATTACTGGAACTGGTACAGCTACGCAGGTGGCTTATTTTACAAGCAGCCAGGCAATAGGATCAAGCGCGAATTTATTTTGGGATAACACTAATACCAGGTTAGGAATAGGAACAGCGACGCCAGGCGTAGCGCTTGACGTGCATAGTACTGGAATAATGGCGCATTTTAACACTACTAGCGCTACTGGAAATAGTTATTTTTCTTTTCAACGAACTGGAACAAATGTGTGGCGTTTGGGGGATCAGTATAACGCAGGCGCAAACTTTTTTCAAATACATAACACTGCATTATCAAATAATGCAGTACAAATAGACGCTGCAACAAATAAAACAACCTGGCAGGCAGTACAAACTTATACGACTGGCCTTGCTAGGGCCAACTATTTTGACTATAATCTAAGTGTTGCAGCTGCTGGATCTTTTAGTAGTCCTAACGCAATTACTGCGCTAGGTGCAAGCCTAGATCTGACACTTGCTGGTAGTGCTACTATCCCTAGCGGTGCGCGTAGTGGCTTAGACGCTTACAATAGCATTGCTTTTACTGGCGCTGGTACACTTACTCATAACCAGGGAGCGCAAATACGCGCTTATTCAAACGTAACAGCTGGCTGGGCCTTTAACGGATCAGCAACAGGAACGGTAACACACCTGGCAGGACTGCGCGCCCTTTTTCCCGATAACACAGGTAGCGCCATAAACGTAACTAATAACTACGCGCTACTATTAAATGATCAAACGCCTAACACTGGAACGGTAACATATACTAATAGGTGGGGAGTATATCAAGAGGGCGCAAGTGATATAAACTATTTTGCGGCAAATACTTTGATAGGTACTACTACAAATAGTGGTGAAAAATTAGTTGTTAATGGTAGTGCAGCAATAGGCACAACTAATGCAAAACTATTAGTTGATGTTACTAATAAAATAATTCAAACAACAACTGGAGGTAATTCTAAAGGAATATATTGTAATTTTAATGGTGGCGACTATTTTTTTGGGGACGCTACTGACTTGCTCGGTTTGTCAGTTAATCTAACTAACAACAGATTTATTTTAGGGGATGTATCATATGTGTATAATGGAACAAATTTATACATTGATGATGTTAGTCAAATAATCAAAACAATAAATAACAATGCTGACGTAGGTTTATATTTAGATTTTGTAAACAATAGTTTTTATTTGGGTTTATTTGGTGCTAGTCCTACTAACATTGTTGGTTTTAGTTACGATAATGCTACAGGTAATGTTTATTATGGTGATGTGCAAGGATATTTAACACAGCAATACTTTGATGTAGATTTAAGTAATGATCTTATAAAGACAGTAAAAAGTGGTGTAGACAAAGGTTTATATTTAGATTTTGCGAATAATCAATATAAATTCGGTGATCCAATTAATGATTTTGGTTTTATAGTTTACGATGGCGCTAATAAGAGTACATACATTGGTGATTACAATTATTCATATGGTGGTACTTCTTTAAGGGTTGAAGATCATAATGGCACAATTACAACCTTTTTTGCGGGAAATAACGATGGCATAAATTTAGATTTTGTAACTGAAAGCTATAAATTTGGAAAAATAGGTGTTTCATATATTGAAATTAACCAACAAGCTAGTGAGGTATTACTTGAAATAGGTGGAGGTGGTTTAAATATATCAAATATTACTACAGCTGGAAGTGCTGGAAGTATAGCTGGATATTTTGAAGTAATAATTAACGGCACAAATAGAAAAATACCTTATTACGCAGTATAAAAAATAAAAAAAATGGGATATTCAATTCAGCCACTACAGATATGGCAAAACGGACAAAGCGAAACTGGCAACTATATTGACGCTATCATTGTAAATGACAATCTATCGGACTATGCGCAGTTTTACTGGAATATTAGTAAAGTAACTACTGACAGCGAAGGCGCAGAAACAAAGCAAACTTTAACCCAGGGCAATACTACTATCAGCGGCGAGGCTTACGTTACCTGGGGAACAGCAAGCGACGTTAATTTAGCTGCATATCAGTATATTTGCACGCAGTTAAATTTAACCTTAATACCTTAAAAAAATGGACAAACTACAAACACTAAAAGCAGCAGCCTACGACTTAATGGCTAACATTGAATGGCTTCAAGCAAAGCTGCGCGAAACTAACCTGCAAATCGCAGAGGAAACTAAAAAACAAAAGGAAAGTGGATCCACAAATAATCACGATAGTAATTAGTAGCGTTTTTGGCGCTGGTGCTAGCTGGGCCGTACTTAATCAGCGCGTAAAAGCGCTAGAGGAAAAGCAGGCAAAGCACGATGACCACGCAGAGAGGTTAATTCGCTTAGAAACTAAGCTGGACATTATTATACAAAAATTTAAAACAACGTCATTATGAAAAAGCTATTTAAAAACTGGAAAACTACCTTTTTTGGTTTTGCTACTATTATTGGCGGCGTAGCAGCCATACTAAAAGGCGACCTGGTTACTGGTATTAGCACAATTGGCGCAGGCCTAGGCCTAACCGCAGCTAAAGATTTTGATAAAACAGGTCTGTAATGAATGGGCAAGTACAAAAATTATATAATTGCCCTAGCTATTGTAGGACTTATTTTAATTAGTAGTAAAGTGAGTGCAGCAAAAATAATAGCAAATTTTGAAAACATACGTTTAAAAGCCTATAAAGACAGCGCAGGCATTTGGACTATTGGTTACGGATCTACATACAATCCCGAAAATGGATTAAGAATAAAAGAGGGTGACGTTATTACTAAAGAAACTGCATTACGCTGGTTAAATTTAGTAACAGCTAGTACACAAAATAGCGTAAAAAATTTAGTAAAACGTCCTATAAATGATAGACAGTTAGCAGCGCTAACAAGTTTAGCCTATAATATAGGAGTTGGAGCATTTGGCAGATCTACATTACTACGTAAATTAAACGCTGGTGCAAACGATCAAGAAGTAGCAGCACATTTTGCAGATTTCAATAAAGTGACAACGCTAAAAGGTAAAGTAGTATCACAAGGACTAGTAAGAAGGCGAAAAGAAGAAGCCGAGTTGTATTTGTCATAACTTACTAATTTATAGCATTTTATTCAATCTAGCCACTTACAGCTAGATTTTTTTTTTTTTATATGAAAAAAAGTATTATAGATTTGTACTGACAAACGATCTACATTCATTTAAATTCTAACCGTATGACAACACCAAACGACCTGGCAGCGTATAAAACTATGCTGCAAGACAAAATCAAAGCGCTACAATTTTTAGGATCTAATCTAAAAGACACTAAGCGTATTGCGATTCAGCTAACTTTTAACTGCGAAAGCCGCATAGTAATAGAACAACGGCTTATTCCTTTTAACCTAGAAATGGAACTGCGCACTCTAATTGATGATTCTATTGACTTTTATCAGCGCCAGTTAATTAACGCTAATAAGGGAAACTATGAGCAAATTTGATCGCGTTATTAGCTGGAGTTATACCTGGCTATTTTGTTTCCCTATTATGCTGCTAGTAATGATAGCAGTTGAAACAGTTTTTTTTATTTACAGATCTATAAAATTTATCCAACTATGCAAAACCAAACTTTTAACGCTCCTGCGTTCCCGCCACAAGTAGCACAAGATAATCTAGGTCGCATTATTGCGCCTATCCCTGGAATGAGTAAGCTAGAGTATTTTACTATTCAGCTGCTACCTTTTTACCTAGAATTATCAATTACTAAAAAGCTATCCGACAAAGGCGAGCCAGTTACACCAGTAGAGGCAGCTATTAAGACAGCAAAGGATCTTATTATAAAACTAAACACCAACGAAAATGAAAAAGATGTCCTTAGTATTATTGAATAACCCAAAATTTTGGTTATTAATTATTTTACTTTTTATGCTATGGCTATCCAGCTACTGGAATATGTAAAATAATGGCAAACGATATACGCGAACTTTTACAAAGCAGGCGATATGATCCAGCTAATAAACCTGTCGAGCAAGTACCAATTTTTACAATACAAGGTAAAACTGTTGGCTGTTTACAAAGCTATATTGTATTTAGCGGCTTACCTAAAGCAAGTAAGTCGACATATATTGGAGCTGTTGCTGCATCGGCTATGATTCCTGTTTATCAAACTATATGGGGAATGAAACTACAATTGCCTCAAGACCGGCTCAGGATAGGATATTTTGATACAGAAATGAGCAGCTTTGACTTTTATCGGCAAGTCGATAAAATAATTACACTAGCTGATAAAAAGTCCTTGCCATCTACTTTTGACGCATATAGCTTACGCGAAGATATGCCGAGCAAAATTAGAGCAATGATCGAACAGTACTTAATAGAAAATAAAGACTGCAGCTGTATTTTTGTAGATGGAATGCTAGATCTATGTTTAGATTATAATGACCCACGCGAAACAAGGCTTGTTACAAACTGGCTTAAAAGAATTACAAAACAATATGATATTTTATTAATAGGCGTTTTACACTTAGGCAAAGGACAAGGTGAAACGCTTGGCCATCTAGGTAGTAACACGGATAGGTGGAGCCAGTCAACAATGATAGTTGAAAAAAATAGAGATGTCGGGCAATTTGTTTTACGGCCAAAATATCTTCGTAGTGATGAGGACTTTGAGACAATAGCAATTAGCAATTTTAACGGGCAATGGAAACAGGTAGTGTATATCGAGCCAATTCAAACTATAACTAATAAAAAAACAAAAAAATGAAACAAATCAATTTATTTGGAAAGGAATTTGCACCCGGTGATGATCAAAAATATACTACAAAGATAGGAGCACCGATATACGAGCCAAAAAATAAGCAGCCTTATTTATTAGAATTATGTGATAAATCTAAAACGCATCGGCTAATGAAAGAAATTGATAAAAGTAATTTATCTTATGAAGAAAAAAATTTTTTAATAGACGCGGCAAAAAGGCATACAGTATTTAATTACGAAAAAATTGCAGACTATTATGCACATGCATCAAAAGAAATGCAGCAGCTTATGGAACGCAGCGCGCTTGTAATAATAGATTTTGAAAAGGCAATCGAATACGGTTATGTAAAATTATCCGACGATATACGCAAACAATATTTAGAGGAATATGGCGAATAATTTTGTAGTGTTTATTATAACACACGGCAGGCCAGAAAAAATACTCACTTTAAATTCGTTAAAAAAGTGCGCGTATAGCGGCGACTGGTATTTAATACTAGATAACGAAGATGCTACAATACATAAATATCAAAAAAAGTTTGGCGAGCATAAAGTAATTGTATTCGATAAAAAAGCAATGGCTGATCTAGTTGACGAAGGCAATAATTTTGATAACCGTAGAACCACTACACACGCCCGTAACGCTTGTTTTAATATAGCAAAAAAATTAAATAAAGAATATTTTTTGGTACTAGATGATGACTATACAGGTTTTTCATTTAGATATGAAAGAGGTCCATATATTAAAAACATTAATAAGGTTTTTGATACATTTATTGAATTTATGAAAAATATTCCGAATTGCCTGTCAATAGCTTTTTCGCAAGGCGGTGATCATATAGGCGGGTTCGCTGGAACTAAATTAAAACGCAAAGCTATGAACTCATTTTTTTGTAGTGTTAATAGGCCATATCAATTTTTAGGTCAATTAAACGAGGACGTAAACGCATACGTTACAATAGGATCAAGAGGTGGGTTATTTTTTACATTTACGTCAGTGCAATTAAATCAGGCTGCAACTCAAAAAACATCCGGTGGTATGACTGACGCATATTTACAATATGGAACATTCTGCAAATCGTTTACAACGGTTATGATGATGCCATCTTCGGTTAAGGTGTCAATGATGGTAACTACTAATCAGAGATTGCATCATTCGATTAGTTGGGTAAATACAGTACCAATGATCATTCCTGAAAGATATAAAAAAATTAACCTGGGGACAGAGGTATCTGAACAAATTAAAACTATGGAAACAAAAAACAACAGCGGCAGCCTTTTTAAGCAAAAAAAGGATAAGCCAACGCAGCCAGACTACACCGGTACTGCTTCGATCGATGGTAAGCAATTTAGAATGAGCGGGTGGGTTAATACTAGCAAATCTGGTATGAACTATTTGCGAATTTTATTCAGCGAGCAACAAATGCAGTATCTAAATACGCTATCAGTTCAAGATCAGGTGCCATTAACACCGCAAGCTAGTCAAGGCGAAGATCAGACAGATGACTTGCCTTTTTAGGTAAAAAAAAAGGGCCGGGAGA